ATCTTCACCCGGTTGGCGCTGAGCCCTGTTTTTGGCGCCGGGCAGGACGTGAGCGCTGAGCAGATCAATGCCGCCAGTTTCCTGGCGGCGGCGCAATGGTGCTTCTCCCGCAGGTATTTCTTTGATGGCACCCTGTCGCAGCCGGAAAACCTGCGGCAGTGGGCGGCCGATCAGGCGGGGCTGCACTTGCTCGCCTTCTACGAGCTCAATGGCCAGTTCTATTTCAAGCCGGCCCTGTCGTTCGATCCGGTGCCGATCGTCGATCTGTTCACCGCGGCCAACATCAAGAAGGGAACCTTCCAGAGCACCACCAGCGACGACGACCAGCGGCGGCCGATCCAGGTGAGCGGGCTCTATCGGGAGGAGCGCAGCAACAACGACCTCCTCTCTCCCGGTGTGTTCTCGACCGTGCGGGAGATCACGATCCGCGAGGCCTCGGCCAGCGACAGCGATCCGGTGGAGCAGCTGGATATGGCGAAGAGCTGCACCAACCGCTGGCACCTGATCGATGCGGCCAAGTACCTGATCCGCTGGCGACGGCTGGTGGGCGATCCGATTTCCTTCGAGACCACCTATGCCGGCATGCTGCGGCCGATCGCGCCGGAGGACCACATCGCCGTGGCCTACGACGAGACGCTGGAGGACCTTTACAGCAACGGTGCCGTGCTGCCCGATGGCACCCTGGTGGCCTCCGAACCGCTGGAGGATGGCAATTACGAGGTGCTGGCCTGGGATGGCACCACCCCACCGGGGCCCACCCTCCAGACCCTGACGGTCAGCGGTGGCGGCACCGTGGGGAACCTGCTGGGCAGCGCCTGGACCCGCACCGCCCCCCCCCAGGTGCGCACCTACCGGGTGATGCGCGTCACCCCCACCGATGACGGCCGGCAGAAGATCGAGGCGGTGCTGATGCCCACCGATGAGGATGGCCGCATGCTGCTTTCCCTAGCCTGGGATGAGCCAAGCGCCTGGGTGATCCGCGGCTGATGGGCATCGCATTCCCTGCCATCGAGCCGACCGCTTTCGCGTTCACCATGCCGCGCCATCCGGTGACCAGCGCGATGTCGGAGAGCGGCATCGAAGACCACCGGCTGTGGGGCACGGTGGCGGTGCGGGCCCTGCTTGATCTGGAGTTCGGCAACATCCGCACCGACCGCGCTACGGCGATCCTCGCCACCTTCCACCAGAGCTATTCGGGGCTGCTGGAGCTTGATCTGCCTGAGATCCTGTTTGCGGGGGTAAGTGCGGCGGATCGGGTGTTCATTGAGTCGGTCACCACTGGCGCGGGTCTCCGGTGGTTCTGGCCTATCGGCCAGGACGCCCCAACCCCGCGCACCTCGCTCACCTTCCGGCAGCGCTGCAGCTTGCCGGTGCAGCTGCAGGCCCGGCTGCAGAACAGCCCGTAGGCCCCCGCTGGCCTGCGGGTGGGTCCTGCCTAGCCTCCAGACAGGGCACAGCTGTGATCGATGGGCGTTCGCAATACCACTCAGAGCGACGTCTACTGGAACGGTTCCCTGGTGGGCAAGATCACGGAGGTGGCTGTTTCGGTGTCCCGCGACAAGCTGCCCACCACCGGCATCGGCCAGGTGGCCGCCACCGGGGCCAAAGGTTTGCGCGAATCGCAGATCAGCTGCACCCTGCTCTACGACCCGGACAATGCCGCAGCGGTGGCGATGGCCAACTCAATCTGGGACGACTCTGAAGCGATCGACAACCTGCGCATCGTCACCCGCCGCGGCTCCACCCGGGGCGATTTCACCATGGAAGTGCTCACAGCCTCCCTGGGCACGCCGATTCGGGTACGCGAATTGATCTCCTGCTCGCTCAGTCTTGAGGTGAACGGCGACATGAGCGGGCGCTTCTGATCCATGGCGATCGACGGCGAGATCGGCACCCTCACCCTCAGCCGCAGCTGGCCGCCGGCGGTGGTGCTCACCGATGAGCTGCTCGATGCGCCTGGCCTGGTAGTGCGCCTGCGGGTGGAGGAGCCCGAATTTCTCAGCGGCGATCAGGTGCTGCTAACCGCACCCATGGGCCTACCGATCGATGTGCTGGGCACGGGCTTCGCCAACTGCCCGGATGGCCACAGCTTTTGGGGGGATGCCGACTCCAGCGGCCCGGCTTCCCTGCACCGGGTCGGCACCGATCCGCCGTTCTGGGGGCCCGACGACAACGCCACCTTCTGGGAGCATCCGGGCACCACGGGCTTCGCTCAGCAGGCCACGGTTTTCATCCACCGCGATGCCCTGGAGCGGGCAACCTTCTACAGCCTCGAGGTGTCGGCCGTAAACGGCGGCGAGCTCAGCCGGATGCCGCTGCGCCTGGTGGGCTTCGATCGGCTGATTCTCAGTGTGGCCAGCAGCCGCAGCGGATACGCTCAGGCCCTGCTCGCCCTGGCCCAGGCCATGCCGCGCCCCGAGCAACCCGAAAGCCTGCTGGCCGATCTGGTCCCGACCCTGCCGGCGGTGATCAAGGAGGCCGGCACCGATGCGGACGAGCGGGGCTGGAAGCGGCAGGCGGATCTGGCCGGCTGGGAGATCGAAACCGATGCCGGCATGCTTGATCACGCCGCAATCGGCGAGGCCTTCGGCAGTGTGATCGCCAGCCAGGCCTCAGGTGCCGGCGCCTTCAACGGACAGATCAGCAACACCTACCACCCGGGAGTTAGCTCCAGCGCGGCCATGCTGCGGCTGCAGCAGCTCACCCGCCATGGCAGCACCGCCACCATTCGCCTCTTGGTGGCCGATGGCCCGCGGGGCCACTCCAACGGCCATGAGTACATCCGAGAGGCTTGCCTTTTCTACGAGCTCGACATCGCCCTCACCAAAACCCGCCTGTCCGCTCAAGCTGGCGACAGCATGACGATCAGCGGCCAGTTTGCAACCGTCGGCGACGTGCGCTTTATCATTGCTGAGCGGACACATCCCTTGTCAGTGATGGCCTCCACCTAACCTGGCCTGAGAAGCAGCAGCCGATGGCTCGGATCACATCTGCCAATGCCCTGGCCGGCATCCGCAATGCCTTCGGCCCCGGTGGCCAGCAGCGTGCCAAGGAGCAGCTCTCGGCCGTGGTGGATGGCCTGCTGCAGCTGGTGGGCAATGCCAACGTCGCGCCGGGCAACACGGAGAAGGCTGATCCGCTCAACAGTCCCTTCACCCTCCACGTCAATCCGTACATCGGATCCGATCGTTTCGCCGCCGGCTCCTACAACTGGTTTGAGGAACCAGCCGGGGCGAGCACCGAGGCGATCACTGCCGCCAAGTTGAGGCGGCTGGAAAATCAGCGGCTGGTCTGCGGTTTCTCCCCGCAACGGCCATTCAGGACCATCAACCGCGCCGTCATCGAAGCGGCGATCATCACCAGCAAGAACTGGTTCATCAGCGATCCGCTGGCGCATCTTGATTGCGTCTGCATCGTGCTGGCCCCAGCGCTGCACGATGTGTACACCAACCCATCAACCGATGGCACCGCCATTGCGGTCAGCCAGTGGGCTGATGGGTTCGAGCCCACCCCCCAGCACCTGATCAGCTTCAACCCTGCCGAAGGCAGTGTGCTGCTGCCTCGCGGGTCGTCGCTGGTGAGCCAGTTCGGTGATCTGCGCCACACCGTTCTGCGGCCCAGCTGGGTGCCGGATGGTGTCGTGGATGAAATTCCCACCTACACCAACGGTGTCGCCACCTATGGCCTGCGCCGGCAGATCTTCAAGGTCACCGGCGGTGGCTATGCCTTTGGCCTCACCTTCCGAGACAAGCTCAACCACCTCAGCACCCATCACTTGCTGGCCGCCTTCGGCCACGCCTCCCAGGCCGAGCTGAACGCCTTCTACGCCAAAGTCTGGACCGCCTGCGGCAGCGGCGGCAACCTCTCCCAGTCCTACCTGGCCGCGCGCGGCACCGAGTACCAGATCGCTGCGCCGATCAGCGGCCTCCCCTCCGAGAGCTGGGACAGCACCAACTCCGCCAGCTTCTACATCTTCCAGTGCTCCGTCCGCTCGGACTACGGCATGGGTCGCATCTGGGCCGATGGCGCCAAGGTGGAGGGGTTCAAGTCGTTCGTGTTGGCCAACTTCACAGGTGTCAGCCTGCAGAAAGGCATGCCGGCTACGAATGGCAGCAATCAGATCGACATGGCCTGCTGGCAGAAATACTCCGCTGGCAACTGGGTGCCGGTTACCAGTTATGCCGACTACATCAGCCAGAGTCCGGACAACATTCGGCCCAACCCCTTGCGCCGCTCCATCGGGGTTGGCGCCATCAATGAGGCATTCATTCAGAAGGTGAGCATCTTCGACATCGGCGAAGCGGTGCAGAGCTTTGTTGACACCGGCGGCGAGATCGACTCCAACAACGGCAACAGCAGCTTCGGGGGTTGCGCCGGCCTGGCCAGGGGTTACCGGGCCGCGGCCCTGCCGCAGGATCGCTCCTGGCAGATCAGCGCCATCCGCGTGCCCCTCTCGCCGCAGGAAAAGACCGGCAACATTCAGCGCTACTACCTGGGCAACGGCTCGGCTATCAGCTCCAGCACGATCTCCTTGACGACGGAGCTGGCGCCACACGGCAGCAACAGCACTGTTCCCGAACTGCTCGGCAGGCGAGGCTACAGCCTGCCGGCAGGCAGCTACATCTGGATCGAGAACGCGCAAGGTGTGGACTGGCGAGCACCGGCTGCGGCCTCTGCCTGGTCATCCTCAGCGCCAACGCTGCTCAACATCAGCAGCGCTGCTACCGATCCCAACGGCAATGCCATCGGCCTGGCTGGGAATGGAACCAATCTTGCGATCGGCAGCCGCGTCTACGTGCGCCGCCTGGTGGACACGCGCAGCCCGGCTGAACGGCGTCTCAGCGTGCTGCTCAGCAACAGCACTCGGGCACGCATCCCTCCCGCGCATTACGTGCTGCAGACCGACCCCACCAGCGACTCGATCTCACGGACGCTGAGCAGCGCGGAACTGATCCTGATTACCAGCACCGGCGTGGGAGGCAATCCGGGCGCCGGCGTGCTGACCACTGCAGAAGTGACCTTGCGGCGGGGGGGCACGCCCGTGAGCTACGCCAATGGCACCTTCTACCGGTCCGGGACCGTGGTGCTGCATGGCAACAAGCACTGGTACAACAGCAGCGATCTGACCACACAGCAGGCCACGCCAGATCCAGCGCTGTGGCAGGAAACCTATGTCCACATGGAATCGGGGTTTGCGCCACAAGACAACCTGCGCAACGAGGCGCCGATCCTGGTGTTCGACAGCGACACCGATGGCGCGGAGCTGACCACCACCTGCGGGATTAACTGGGCCACGGTCTGGACGGCTGCGGCCGCCATCCAGGGTCAGTACCGCACCGGTGTGGACTACCTGGGCGCGCATCTGCTGCTCACGGCCATCGGCTACAGCCCCAGCGAGGCCCACGCCGCCTTGGTGCCGCGTGCTGCGGGCGGCCGCAATCGCAATCCAGCGCTCACCAGCTCTCCTGCCAGCACCTTGGCGTTGTCGTCCGTTCTGCCAACCGGCGGCGCCTCGGCGGCGGCTGCCAACTGGGCCGTGGAATTGCGGCGACCCTCCATTCTCTGGATGGGTGGTCACCGTTGGTTCACATCTGGCGCTGGCAATTACTCGAAGGCGGTGCCCAAAGCCTCGCAGGATATGGGGATCCTGAACAGATTCACGTATCTGTTCACCGCCCAGGCAGGTGGGCGGGTGATCCCTCAAGGCAGTCAGGAGGATGGACTGCTGGTCAGCCCTCGCGGATTGGAGGACGTAGCGACCGGC